GAATACAAAAAATCCATCAAGTTATGGGATGAGCGAGCCTGTGAACTCCTTATCAAAACAGGGGGTCAACCTTCCCAAGGCAATCCTCGTGAAGCACAAGCCTCCGCAGCTGGTATCTCTCTCACGATCGATGTAACCCGCCCTTTTAACATAGTTGAAGGTTGGGTAAAATACGAACTCGAACCCGGAAAAATTTATTCACTCGTTGTCACGTTTAATCCATATTCTCGAACCCGAGACGGCATCCTCCGAGCTATCTACGATTACACTCCACGTGGCAAAGGAGTTTTTACTGATTTTCGAATCATGCCCCGTGAAAACCTCTTCTACGGTTATAGCGTTCCCGAGATCCTCGAGCAAGCGCAAGAGGAGAAAGCTCAAATCCACAACGCTCGACGTGACGGCAACAGCATCGCCAACGTGCCGGGTTGGAAGAAAAAGCGACTCGCGGAAGTAGGTAACCCATCTCAAGAGTGGTATCCTGGTAAAGTCTTCGAGGTCGACGATATGGGCGATCTCGAAATCCTCACCTTCGGTGGAAACTATAACGGGATGATGGATGAGGAGGCTGGTCTCGACGCTGAAGCGGAACGTTACACCGGCATCTCTCCTGCAGCTCAGGGATTCGGATCCGGTGTCGTAGGTAAAAAGGGCATTTACTCTTCCCAAGGAACCCTTGCCTTATTAGCAGAAGGAAACAAACGTCTCGATATCTACCTTCGACGGGTGCGTCGACCCTTCCATACCCTCGGTTCACAAATCTTTACATCCTACAGGGATTTTGCATCTGACGCGAAAGTGTGGGCAGCTTATGGACAAAACGGAGATCTCCTCAAACAAGCCTTCTCTCTTCGAGAACCTGACGGATTTAAAGGACTCTTCTTCGGAATCGGAGCCTCGGACAGCTCCGCAAATAAAGAAATCGACCGGCAAAACCTCCTCCTCATGGCTAACACCATGGCTGCGTATTATAAACAGCTCATGTCGCTTATTCCTGCTGTCGTTCAGGCTCCGGAGGGATCGCCTTTTAAAGAACTTGGACTCCAAATACTTGACGGCGCTCGCGACCTCGCAAATCGACTCCTCTTCGCCTTCGACGTCCACGACCGTCAGCATATGCTGCCCGACGTGCGTCAAATACTGGGTGGTGGAGAGTCTGCTCCTCGATCCCCGGCCGCTGACAAAGCTGGAGTGCCACCGCCTGAAGGAAATGTTTCAGAGTCCGAACTACAAGGTCTATCACAATCAGTTAGTCAAATTGCGGGGGGCATTAATCCACAAAATGGTGGCAGGCCCCAGTAAAGAGAAGCTTGATGACATTAACGGACAACTTTTTACCCTGATGGTAATCGAAACCTTACCATCCCAAATCGAGAAAGAGTTACAACGTATCCTCCAACACGAGGATCAACAACGCGAGTTAAAGGAGATTTACAATGTCTCAAGAACCGCTTTTCACACCCGATGAAAGGGTGCCAACAACCCAACTCCCAGATGAGTTGAAGGGTGTTACTGACCCTCTAAAAATCGCCGTGTATTACCAACGGCGTGAAGGTGCTCTACGCGAAGAGATGCGTAGAAGCGCTACCCCACCCAACTCTCGGGTAACGATAGAACACCCTACTCAAAACGAGCCTAACCGGGATGAACGTCAAAGCGTTCAATTCAGCCCCGAAGAAGCTACCGCAGCTCGACACACCCTTGTCGCGACCGCGAAACAAACCGCTCGCCAGGGTAAACAATACTGGGATCGTCTCGAAACCGAGATCAACAAGATTATGGCGGAGCAACCCCCAGAAAATCAAGTCAGCGTGCAAATCTGGGAAACCGCTTATCACACCCTTCTCGGTATGAACATGCAGCGTCTTACCCGTGAAGACGCCGAAGCTGCTGCAACCGCAACTCGTACCGCAGCAGAACGTGCTAGTACGCCGTCTTCAGAAAACGCTCCTCCCCCACCCCTCCCAATCGAAGTAACAGGAAAAATCTTACCAGGCCTGAACCTGACCGAAGAACAATACCGCACCTCTCAAGAACATATCCGAACCGGAAAATGGCCTCTTACCGCCGAAAACGTTTCCGGCAAACGCGTCACCGTAGGAGGTAATTAATGTCAGGCACAAGCGAAGCAGTTCCAAAAACCGCAGGTGGCGTAACAGTAGTTCAACCAGTTTCCGCGGTACCATCCGCAACTCTCACAGCAGAGGAACGTAACAGGAGATACGCAGAACTCCGAGAACGCATTGGAAGACCACGTCTTGAAGTACACGGCTTACCCGGTCGTCACTACTTTTGGGGCCCGAGGGGAGACAGTAACGAGCTCGACCGTCTCGATCTCATAGGATATCGAATCGTTCGTGAAGCGAACGCTAAAGATATCCTGGCTGGAAAAGGAAAACCTAAAGTCTTAGCCGCTGGATTGAGGGAGGACGGAACCTACGTTTTAGGAGACGTCATCCTTCTCGAATGTGATGAGGAAGTGTACGAATTCCTCATGCTCGACGCCGAGCAACGCTCCAACCAACAGCAATCCTCGGCGAAGGATAACTTCACATTCGAAGCCGAAAAACAAGGCGTACCAGTCTTCGAGGTCGATAAGTCTAAAGTAGGGAGGTAAACAATGCCGGCATCAAGCAGCAAAGCGCAACCGATCTATCCGCACAGGATTTTGTCGGGCGGTGCTATGAATGCTGTGATTCGCCGACTTCTTGAGAAATCTGCGCAAATCTTCCTCATCGGAGTTCCGGTGCAGGTGGAAGTCGCCTCTGGATTCATTATCGAGTGTGCGGCTATCGTAAGTGCGGCGACTGCGTTAATCGCAGGATTCGCAACCGAGTTTGCAAACAATCTCACAACGTCGGGAGTTGCAAAAACCTTAACCTATGGGAGTGTTCAAAACCAGGCACTCGCCGTCGAAATCCCGGTCGGAGCACCTCCAAACGACGGAACGATGGGTCTTCACGAAGCCATCGACGAAACGTTGTTTGTGGGCGTGTTAGGCGACGGTGCTGACAACACTCTCGCAATCATCGCTCAGACCGATATAGGAAAGCTGTACGGTCTAACCAAAGACGCGGGCAACAACTACTGGTATATCGACCACAACAAAACGACGGTCGGTACCGGCGCTTGCGTTCAAATCACCGACTTTGTAGATCCGGTCGGTACCCTTAACGGCAAGCTGGAGTTCAAAGTCCTCCACGCTGCTCAACAGCTGTCAGGTAACTAAGGAGACCTAAATGCCAGTTACTCGCGGACAATTCGCACAGTTACTAGCGGCTGGGCTCTTCTCAGTTATCTACGAAGACCTGGCAATGCACCCGGAGGAGTATCCGGAATTTTTCAACGTCTACTCCTCCACTAAGGCGTACGAAGAAGATCAACTCGTCGCAGGTCTTGGTTCGGTGCCAACCAAACCAGAAGGTGAAGCTCTTAAACTGGACCAGCCTATCCAGGGTGGTTCGCTGCGTTACCAACACGTCTCGTACGGTCTCGGCTTTCAAGTCACCCGTGAAATGTGGGATGACGATCAGTACGGGATCATGAAGAAGGTGTCACAAGACTTCGGTGGTTCGATCCGTCAAACGATCGAGAGCACTGCCGCTGCGGTCTTAAACAACTCCTTCGGTACGCAGAAGTCGATCGACGGGGTTTCTCTCATCAACACAGCCCACCCGCTTTTGGGAGGAGGTACTTACTCCAACCAGAGCGCCACGAACGTTGCATTCAGCGTCACGGGAATGCAAGAACTCATCATTCTCTTCGAGAAGATGGTGAACGAGCGTGGTTTGCTGAAACGTATGATTCCGGAAGAGGTTTGGCTACCTGTGGATCTCCAGTTTAAAGCTGGAGAAATTCTCCACTCAGCGTATAAACCCTACACCGGAAACAACGAAATCAACGTAATGCAAGGGCGTCTGATGCCTCGTATCAACCACTACTTCAGCTCCACCGTCGCTTGGTGGATTGCTGGTCGTAAGTCCGACCAAACGCTGAAGTACTACTGGAGAATCATGCCTGAATTTGACTCTCAGGATGATTTCTTCACCAAGGGTGCGTCTTACAGTACGTACTTCCGATTTGTGGCTGGAGTTACGTACTGGCACGGTATTGCCGGTTCTCCTGGGCAATGAACGTGTTCTTCGAGGGTGGGAGGGGTAATGGGGGAACACTCACCCCTCCCCCATTTTTAGGAGGCAACGTGGCAAACCAACTCGCAACAAACCCTTGGGTGCTCGATACTCCAGGTCTTGGTGTTCTCTACCAAACCGACGTAAAATCAGCCCATTTTGAATGGGAAGGTTACGCCAACCAGGCTGATGTAGTCGAAGTCCAAGATCGTTTCGGAAAAGTAATCTGGCGTGCGACGGGTCAGAACGACCTCTCTTTAGTCGAATCCTTCACTATCGAATGGGTACACGGAATCAACCTTACCGTATTAGCCGCTGGTAGTAGGTTAAGGGTGTACTTCAAGTAGGAGTAATGAAATGAAACGCTCACTTTATTTATTGCTCTTACTGTCGTCTATCTGTCTTGCACAGACAGGATTCAATTCATTTCAACAAACAACCTTTACTTTGACTGGGAGTGGATTAAACATCAACCAGCGTAACACGATCTTATACCATAAACTCGCGTGGGTCACATCCGGCACCGTAAGTTCATGTACCGTCGCAGTAGACTCATCTCCAGACGGAATTACCTGGTCTCCAGGAGCTATTATCGTAGGACAAACCTGCACTTCGAACGGGAATTCCACTATCTTCGCCGGACAAGCCAACTTTGTTCGTGCCACAGTGATATCTCTTGGAGGTGGGGGATCCGTCATAGTTCAGTACGAGGGTTGGGCATATAACCCGAACCCTGGTGGCGGAGGTCCACCAACTGGGCCTGCTGGCGGAGGTTTAACCGGTACCTACCCTAATCCTACCGTAGCAGCAGCCCCTTATAGCGTTATAACGGCTGGCTCAAATACAACCGCGAAGACTGAAGGAACTGGAGGTAGTGACTCCCCAATCAATATAGGTCAGGTAGCGGGATCACAAGTTTGGCAGGATGATGGTTTAGTTGCCCCCACAGCGAGCTTTGGTTTGACAGGCGGTAGTTTTATAGCAGGTCGCGCCACGTCGATTCGCTATACCCTCGTTTCTGCTGCTGGGCAAACTTACGCAAGCGTTCCTACGAGTGGTGGCAACGTCTCTTTAGGATGTTCCTCAGGCTCGACTTGTCAGCTTACTGTGACCGCACCAACACTACCATCGGGTATAACTGGTTACAGCGCATACGCGCAAGATTGTGGAACAACCCCTTGTGGCGGTTCGGAAACGTTACAGGCGGCTTGTACCAATATCACAATCAATTGCGTATTGAACTCAGTTGGAGGTGGAGCAGCGATTCCAACTTCAAATACCGCTTATTTGCAACCCTCGCCCGTAGTAACGAGTGAATGTCCTGTAGGTGTTATCCCTAACTGGTTTATTAAAGACAACAGTGGCAACTGGCACACCCAAGCAGGTGTAGATCCAACGAATACTGCATCGTTACCACCTTCTCCTTATGGTACTCTTACGTTCTGTCGACGAACGTGGTTTAACGACAGTCTTATAGGAGGACCTGCTGGGAAGAACTCTTTCGTAGCTATTTTTCATACGCCTAATGTTGGTGTAGGAGCAGGCCAAGATCGTGCTTTGCATGTGGAGATGGATAATACATCACCTGATTCTACCTCTTATTATGGTTGGGAAGGAATTCAATCTCAAGTAGTCGTATCCGGAACGCCGAACTTTACCGGTACGCCGGATGGAGAAGAGTCTGCCGGTTCGTTCCAAACGAACATGCTTAACACGAATGCGATGACTGGAGGTACTTACGGTCCGAACGCTATACGTGCTCAAATCTTCCGTAATGGAACTGGAAGCGTGTCAGGCTGTACTTACTGTTATAGTGCATTAAACGCCATAGCGACAAACGGAACAACCGGCAGTTTATCGGGCGGTGTGATAGTAGGCGTTAAAGTATTGTCTACCGACTTAGGTGGTTGCACTTCTTGTGCGGGAATCGGTGTAGCTGTCTTAAAAGGCACGCGATTTACTACCTATGCGCGTGGTGTACACATCGAAGATTTTGGCACTAATACCGCCGATTGGAATATTTTTAGCTCCTCAACTAATGGCACACCAACCAGCGGGCGTACTTGGTTTGGAGGAAATGTATACCTACCAAATATTATTACCGTAGCTAAAGAAATTGCTGTTACAGGATCGCTCGTGAGTAGCGGCTCTATAAGCTCAGCCGCTTTCGCCACTCCTTCATTCGCCAACGGTAACGTTACCAATATTGGATCCGCGGGCTCAACTACTGATACTTATAAAGTAACCG